AACAATTCAGGATTTCTTTTAGCATATAATAACAAATCTCTTTTAAGTTCTTTAGAACTCATATTAGATACACCTGATCCAACCTCAACACGCATCACAGCTTCTACCATATCAATATCTAGGTTTTGAGCCGCGTTTAATGCTTTAATTTCCATTTCTAATATGTCTATTTCATTAATCGCGTTATCTACCGGTTTCCACTCGCTATACGTAATATTTGCTTCTGGATGATATAAGGAAAGTAGTTTTTGTAATATTGTTTTTTCTTTTGCAACGTGTAAAGCACCGTTTCTAAAAATAATGTGAGATAATCTTTGATCACCTTTCATTTCATCAACAAAACAAGTTTGTTGGTTTTCACAATATTTTAATTCTCTTTCGTAACCTTTGCTTTCATCAAACCAGTATATGTTAGCCGATCTAATCATTTGGGATAAAGGTTTTTTATTTCCTTTTATGTAATAAACTCTATCTTTTATTTCCCAACCATCTTCTGCTTTTTTATAAGTAGGTTCTTTTCTTATTTTTTTTGGTTGTTCTACAACCGGTGGAGTTTTAACTACCACTTGTTCTACATGCTCATCACCAGGATCTCCTTGGTAAGAAGCTTTTTTTGTTTCTTGTTTTTTTGCCATAATATAATATATAATAAAATTAATAAAAAAAAGAGGAAGACGGAGAACGTTTACGTGTATGCCGCCCTCCTCTTTAAGTATAAATGCTTACTTCATTAACATAAAGTTGTTAGCACCTTGTGTAATTAAACATCTTTCTGATAAGAAATGCATTTGCATTGCATCAAGTGAAGATGTAGCTGCTCCAACAGAACCAGTAACCCAAGTTTTTAATCTTCGATTATCAGTTTGAGAAGCTCTATATCTAACATGTAAGAAAGGACGTTTCATGTTCTTACCTAACATTTCATCGTAAACCGAAGAAACACCAGCTGGAACAATAACACCTCTAATAGCAGCAGATGTTGCGGCAGCATTAATACCACCTCTTGTAGCCTTGTCGTTTAAGTATCTCATATCTGATTTGTAGAAATCATAAGAACCTCTACGGAATCCAGAAAAACCTAAGTTTAATGCCATATCTTCAGAGTTGTCAAACACTCCATAAGAAGTACCACCAGCTCCATAAGAATTCATTGAAGCTAACATATCATCTATTGCTAGAGACGTAGCTCTATTAACAAACATCATATTTTCTTCAATAGCACCTTGAGAGTCAAACTCTGCTAAGATAGCGTCGAACTCAGCTAAATCAGTAGCTGCGTTAACACCAGTAATACCAGAAGTAACATTACCTCTATCTGTTATTGCGTCAAACAATCCTTGTGTACCAACACCACTATCAGCTGAAGCACCTAAACTAGCGTCAACAACAGTTGAGTTAGAACCTCTAACAGCTTCAAGCATTGACATTTCTAAATAATCAGTAAATCGAGCTCTTGTGTCAGCTTCAGCTTTTAAGTACCATAAGTAACCACCACTTCCATCTTCGTTTGAAACTTCAACCCAACCAATTCTAGATGCATCAGATCCTGATACCTCGTAGTAATCTTTCATAATAATTGGTTTATTGCTAAAAGATTTGAATTGTGGTTCGTTAGCCTCATGTGAATCAGCGTGAGTTAATGGATTCGCTGTGTCAACCGCGCTATATGCTTTACCTTTTGCATATTCAGAACCTACAACTAATAAAGTTGAAGCTCCAGCACCTGTAGCGTGACCAGTTAAATCAGCCTTGTCATAAGGTTCAACTTGAATTGTAGCGGTATCAACATCAGTTGCTAAACATAGCGTAGTAATACCAGCACTTGCAATAAGTACTAAGTCATTAGCTCTAACACCGTGGTCAGCCAACGTAAAACCAGTAGTATTTCCATCAATGTCAGCTGTTACCTCAAAAGTACCGTTTGTAGAACCTGCTGTTGCTACTGTACCTTTTACTGAAATGTGTAATCTTGCTTGTTCAGACCAAACGACTTGATCAGCCGTCATAGCCTCTTCTGCGCCAACTTGAGATAAAAAACCTGATATAGTTCTCTTACCGAAAACTTCAGCTTCTTTTTCCATTAAGTCTGGTACATATTGTTGGGCCCAGTTGGTCGATGCCGTTGTGCCCGTTAAATCTAAATAATTTGATGATAGCGTTTGCTTTTGTGTAGTAGGCACGCTATTCAAATTAGTTCCTCCTGTAATTGCCATAATTTTTAATTTTTAAATTGTTATTTTTTAAATTTATTGTTTTTAATTTTAAACTTAAAATCAGAAGAATTTTCACCTAGCACTTTAACTTTCATTCCTCCTGCTTCTATTTCACCATGACTTTGTCTTGGATTCATATTAACATTTTTGGCTTTAGCGACACTATTTTTCATAGCGTCTACTTTTCCTTGCTCGTAAAAGTGTTGTGCAATAGCATCAGCGTTCATTGCTGTATATAAAGACTTATGATAACCAGCAGCATCTTCCATTGTATTATTTTTGTTCAAAAACTTTTTGACAAAATTATTAATATCGCTCTGTGTTTCTTTTACTTTATTAGCATCTTTAACATTAAATCTAAACTTTTTATCACCAACATTATATTCAAAACCTTTGAATTTGTTGTTAAAAACTTGATCAGTCTTCTTTAAAAATTTAGATTGTGTTGCTTTTGCTATTTTCTGATTTTCTTCAGATTCTTTGTTGTATCTATTAAAGAAATCCATAGCTTTTTGTTGTTCGTTGGTCAACTTTGACCCAGCTTTAATTTCTTCATAGTATTTGGACTTTTGCCCGTCCAGATGGGCTTTAGCGCTGGCAACTTGCTCTTTTAGCGCTAATTTTTTTCTTCGTATATCTCTTTCTTCATCTTCGTCTTCATCATAAGAGAACGAATCTTCCATAAGGAAGTTAATTTCTTCATTGTTTAAATGAGGTTTTGTTTGTTTATAATATTCTCTTAATAAAGAATTATCATCTAATTTAGAATAATCTTGATTAAGCTTAACATAATCATTTAAATCTCCACCGGTTTCTTCCATGAAATCCATTAGTTTTTGGATATTTTCAGGAAGTGGTTTTCCAGTTTCCATGTTTTCCTTGATAGCTTCTTCAGCTTCTTCAGCTATTTCTTCAACTTTTTCTTCAACCTCTTCTTCAGTTATTTCTTCTAATACTGGAGTTTCTTGTGTTTCTGCTTCCGGTTGTACTTCTTCTTGTTTTTCTGTGGGCTCGGTGTTTTCAACGAGTTCAACCACTCCGCTGTCGTCAGCGTTATCTTCTTTAGTTTCATTTTGTTCTTCTTTTGGTGTTGGTGGTTTACTTAAATCTACTTTGATAATACTATCATCTCCAGCACTTTCAAATTTTGATTCATCTATTTGAGGAGTTTCCTCAACTTGTTCTTGTGTAGTTTCTTCAACTACATTTTCATCTTTTTCTTCCATAATATAATATAATAATAATTAATAAATTTATCTAGGATCAAACGCACCTAAATCAAATCCGCCTCCTAGTATATCATTACCTGCGGACTCAAAGTTTTTAGGTGGTTTTCCACTCTTTCTTTGTTCAATCATCTCACTTTGTTGAGTTGCTTGAATTTTTGTTCTTTCGTCTTTACGATCTTCTTTTTGTTTTTCTCTTTCTTTAACACCATCAACTTCAATTCCTTTAAGTTGCATGTTATATTGGAACTCTAAAGCCATTAAATCTTTTTTGTGTTGAACCTCTTGTGCCATTTTTTGAACTTCCATTTGAGTTTCCATTTGCATTAACTCTGCTTTACCAGCATTTAATGCTTGGTTTTTTTGCATTTCAGCTTGAGCGGCTGCTTGAGCTGCTTGAGCATTGGATTGAGTTTGTGCTTGAATATTTTCCATTTGTAATCTTCTATCTTTTTCTTCTTTTTTCTTTCTACGTATTTTAAGAAGTTGATTAGCTAACTTTATATTGCTAATAGTTCTAAGATCTATAGCATCTTCAAGTTCTATATTTTGCTGCTGTAATGCCATTTGAATATTATTTTCAAGCATAGCTTTTTCTTCTTCATCCGGTGCTAATTC